TTCACCTTGGTATCTCATGGTTATCCAGTTATAGGTGTTATCAACTATGATTTAGTATTCAGAAGGTCAGAATTGCTGACATTAGAAGATTTTACACTAATGTTGGATGAATCATCACAGATACAAAATGAAACAACCAAGCGGTCAAAATTCATCTTAAAGATGAAACCCAAGAATGTAATCTTGCTATCAGGAACCCCCACAGCAGGGAAATATGAAAACCTATGGTCACAAGTTCATTTACTTGGTTGGAAAATCAGCAAAGACCTTTATTGGAAGCACTACATTGAAACTGAATGGGTTGAAGAAGATGGCGGTTTCTTCAGAAAGGAAGTAGTTGGTTATAAGAATGTTGACAGATTAAAAATGAAGCTTGCACAGCATGGGGCGATATTCATGAAGTCAGAAGAAGTCGTTGACCTTCCTGAACAAATTGAAAATAAAATCATGGTTCCAACAACTAAAGAATACAGGAAGTTCATGAGAAGTAGAATTATTACAATTCAAGATAAAGAAATGATTGGTGATACTGCCCTGACTAAAAGATTATATGCAAGGATGCTTTGCGGTCATTACAACAAATATAAGCTGGAAGCTTTTAAGGATTTAATTGATTCAACTGAAGATAGACTGGTTGTATTTTATAACTTCAATGAAGAATTGGCAGAATTAACTGACTTGGCACAGGACAAGCCTATTTCCATAATAAATGGTTCCATCAAGGATTTAACAGCTTATGAAGAACATGAAAATTCAATAATCTTTGTTCAATATCAGGCGGGGGCTATGGGCTTAAATTTACAGAAGGCTAATAAAGTAATTTACTTTACCCTTCCACAATCATCAGAACTGTTTGAACAAAGCAAAAAACGGGTTCACAGAATAGGTCAAAAGAACAGATGCTTTTATTATTACATGATGTGCAGCAATAGTGTTGAAGAAGATATTCTGTCAACCTTAAAAATGAGAAAGGATTATACAGATGAGTTATTCAAAGCCTATGAGAGTAAATTATAAAAGACTTTTGACAACCTGGATTATTAGCTTAATTGTTACATCAGTAATTACAGCACTCATAACAGTTCTAATTACAAAAGATAAGGATGCTGAAGCAACAGAAGTGGATGCTATTTTTTATACCCCAAAAGTTCAAGAAACTGAACCAAGTATAAGCCCAATTCCAACAGAAGCACCAGTTGAAAAATTAATGATTGAAGAACCAGTAATGACAAAATTGGGGGAATACACCATCACAGCTTATTGCCCTTGTGAAACCTGTTGTGGGATATGGGCAAAGAATAGACCAAATGGAATTGTTTATGGTGCTGCTGGGATTGAACTTCAGGAAGGTTATTCAGTAGCAGCCCCAGAATTACCCTTCGGAACTATCTTATACATTGAAGGTTTAGGTGAATATGTTGTTGAGGATAGACCTGCAAGCTGGGTTGCTGAAAAGTATGATGACAAAATTGTTGATATTTACTTTTTAAGTCATGATGATGCCCTGGAATTTGGGCTTCAGCATAGAACAGTATATTTGAAAGGTGGTGAAGTTGATGGTGACTAAATTTGATAATTCATTAACCCACTACAATGAGGTCACAAGAATATGGAGAGAGTATAACAAAGAATTAACTGGAAGTGATTTCATAGGTGCAAATATTTATGAAGGGATATTAAAACACCAACCCACTTATCAAAGTGAAATCCTTCAAATTATGTATAATGAGGGTTTCAAGGCAGGTTAATTATCAGTCATCAATAAATAATTTTGAAAGGAGAAATTCAAGATGATTAAGTGTAAAAATTCATGCCCATTGGACAAGTTTGAAGGTTGCTGCTTTGAATGTGACCTAAAAGAAACTTGTGAAGAAGTTTGTGGGCTGAACCCATCCAAGTGTGGTGATTCCATTATGGATGAAGTTTCTGAAGAAACTGGACTGCAAGTATTCCAACAAGGTCAATTGGCGGTTCTTCAAAAGATTGCTGATATTGTAACAGCCAAAAAGAAGCTTGAAGAACAGGAAAAGGAATTGAAAGAAAAGCTGAAAGAAGCCATGGAAAAATGCAACATCAAGAAGTTTGAAAGTGACATTCTGAACATCACTTATGTTGCTGAAAGCACTAAAACCAGCATTGACAGTGCAAAGCTTAAAAAGAAATATCCTGAAATTGCTGCTGAATGTTCCAAGACTTCTAAAACATCAGCTTATGTAAAGGTGACGGTAAAGTAATGGCATCAGAAAAGAAGTTTGAAAACAAAGTTAAATCATGGCTTCATCAATTGCAGAAAGAAGGGCAACCCATCAAGTTTATCAAGATTTGGGGAGGTGGTTATCAGAAGGCTGGTATTCCTGATTTGATATGCTGCATAAATGGTATTTATTTTGAAGTTGAATTAAAGTCATCCACTGGCAGACCAACAGAACTTCAAAAGCATAACATCAAATTGACCAATGCAGCAAATGGAATTGGGATAATCCTTTACCCTGAAGGATTTGAACAATTCAAGACCATAGTGAAAGGGGTGACTGGATGCAATTCTCACATTCAAGACTTGACTGCTTTGAAAGCTGTAAATTCAAATACAAAATGCGTTATATTGACAAAATAGAAGCTTTACCATCAACGGATGCAAATAATGCTTTAATTATTGGAATAGCAATGCACACTGGAATTGAAAAAGGTGTTGAAGAAGCAATTAAGACTTATTACAACAGCTTTCCAATTATAACTGATGACCATGTAAATGAAGCCATAAAGTTGGAATATCTAATCCCCAAAGTGCAAGAAATTCTTCCTGAAGGTAAGTTTGAACTTCAAATAATAAATTCAGATTTTATTGGCTTCATAGATTTAACATCCAGGAATGAAGATGGTAGCTATGATATTTATGACTTCAAGTATTCCAACAATGTTAATAGCTACATGGATTCAAGACAGCTTCATTTATACAAATACTACTATGAAAAGCAGTTCAATAAAAAAATTCGTAACCTGAACTTCGTGTTCATCCCCAAGGTGAACATCAAGCAAAAGAAAACGGAAAATATTATAAGTTTCAGGAAGCGGATTTTAGAAGAACTGGAAGCTTCAGAAATCAAAGTAGTTCAGGTGCAATTTGACATTGAAAAAGTTATTGAATTTTACCAGGGAATTAAAAGAGTGTTGGAAACAAAAGAGTTTCCCAAGGAACCAAGTTACTTATGTAACTGGTGTGAATACCAAGATTATTGTGAAAAAGGAGTTGATTACATGTTATTACCTGAAAACAAAAGAAGGGATATTCAGAAAATCAATAAGAAGGTGGTTTGGCTTTATGGCGTGCCATTCAGTGGAAAAACCTTCTTTGCAAACAAATTTCCTGACCCATTGATGCTTAATACAGATGGAAACATTAGATTTGTTGATGCCCCATACATTGCAATTAAAGACCATGTAAAAGTTGAAGGTAGACAGACTAAAAGAACCCTGGCATGGGAAATCTTCAAAGATGTTATTGCTGAACTTGAAAAGAAGCAGAATGATTTTAAGACCATAATTGTTGACTTGTTGGAAGATACTTATGAGCATTGCAGATATTACATCTATGAACGTGAAGGAATTTCTCATGAATCAGACGATTCTTTCAGAGCCTGGGATATGGTAAGAACTGAATTCTTATCAACATTAAAACGATTGTTGAACCTGGATTATGAAAATTTCATCTTAATATCTCATGAAGATAGAACCAAGGATATTACCAAGAAAACCGGTGATAAAATTACAGCCATCAAGCCCAATCTTCAGGATAAAGTTGCAACCAAAGTTGCTGGAATGGTTGATATTGTGGCAAGGGTTGTGGCTGATGGTGATGAAAGAATTCTTTCCTTTAAGACCAATGAAGTTATCTTTGGTGGTGGAAGGCTTTCAGTAACAAATAAGGTCATCCCACTGGATTATGATGAATTCTTAAAAGTTTATGAAGAAAGTAATGCAATTGCTACTGGTAAAGTAACTACAAATAAGCCTGAAACTCGAAAATCCAATGATGAAGAACCTGCTGAAGAAGTTGAACAAACTGACGGGGATTTTTCTGCCCAAAAAGTTCAAGAAACGGAACCACAGGTTGCGGATGCTGAAGTCTCTGAAGAAGTAACAGAAGAACCAGCGGAAGAAAAGCCTGTAAGAAGAACAAGGAAAAGGAGGGGTGAATAACAATGAAGTTCAAAATGAATGGAGATGACTTAAAGCATTTAATGAATGTATGTAAATTTGCAATTGATAAAAGTGGTGTAAGACCAGCATGGCAAATGATTCATTGCAAATTTGGAGAAAGGACAATTACAGGAACAACTTTAGATAATTATAGGATACACAGGGTAACAGTTCCATGTGACCATGAAGAACTTGAAGGTAAAGAATGTTTTTTACCATTTATAAAAGTGCCTTCTAAAATTAAGTATGTAATCGTTGAAGTTGCGGATGAAGAAGTAACTTATGACTTTCTTACAGAAAAGAAAGTTTTGAAAAAATATAACGGTGAATTTCCAAATATATCAGATGTTATACCAAAAGATGAACCACAATTTGAAATTTCGGCTAATCCAAAATATTTGAAAGATGCTATGGATGCTTTTAAGAGTGAACAGTTAATAACTTTACAATTCTATGGTGAAACAAAACCAATTATTGTGAAATGCCCAACAGGTAACTTTGCGTTAATTATGCCAATAAGGAATAAAAAATATTAATTTGAAAGGATGGTATGTAAAATGGCAAATATTTGGGAAAAGTTTGATAGGGAAATTGATATTGAAGGTTTGCAAAAGGATATTCAAGAAGCAGCAGAAAATGGTGCTAATTACAGGGAAGTTCCACATGGTGAATATGAAGTAAAGATTGAAAAACTTGAACTGGTAGAATCCAAAGCTGGTGACCCAATGGTTACAGTATGGTTCAAAGTGCTGGCTGGTGATTACAAGGGAAGTATGATTTTCATGAACCAGGTTATTACAAAAGGCTTCCAAATTCACATTATGAATGAATTCCTTCGTTCCCTTGACAGTGGTTATGATGTAGAGTTCAGAAGCTATTCACAGTATGGTCAACTGTTAATGGACATTCATGAAGCAATTGATGGAGAACTGGAATATCTCTTGAAATACAGTGAAGGTAAGAAAAGCTTTAGTAACTATGAAATTGTTGATGTTTATGATGTAGAAGAATAATTAACTTGGGGTAAGGGGTGTTTATAAAAAAATTTTAACACCCCTTTTTCCCTACACTTCCCCATCTTTAGTATTACCAGCATTTATTATTCTTATACAGAAAGGAAGTGAAATAAGTGCTATTCTATGACTTTGAAGTATTCAAATATGATTGGCTGGTTGTAATCATTGATGTAATCAATAAAAAAGAACATGTCATTGTTAATGATGTTGAAAAACTTAAAGATATTTATGAGAAACATAAAGATGATATTTGGGTTGGATATAATTCAAGAAGCTATGACCAGTATATCTTAAAAGGCTTGTTATGTGGTTTTAATCCTAAAGAAATCAATGATTACATCATAGTTAAAAATAAACCAGGTTGGAAATTTTCAAGCTTATTAAATCAAGTTCCACTAAATAACTATGATGTCATGACCAGCTTCCACAGTTTGAAGCAACTTGAAGGCTTCATGGGAAATAACATCAAAGAATCCAGTGTTCCTTTTGATATAGACAGGAAGCTTACCCCTGAAGAAATTGAAGAAACAGTGAAATATTGCAGGCATGATGTGGAACAGACCATTGAAGTATTTATCCAAAGAAAAGAAGAATTTGAAAGCCATTTATCACTTATTAAAGCTTTCAAACTTCCATTAGATTATATATCAAAGACTAAAGCACAGCTTGCAGCCATTATCCTGGGGGCAACTCAAAGAAACTGGAATGATGAATTTGAAATAGAATTCCCTGACACTTTGAGAATTAAAAAGTATAAAGAGGTTTTGAACTGGTATAAAAACCCCTTAAATAGAGATTACAATAAAACCCTTCAAATTGAAATTGCTGGGGTTCCCCATGTGTTTGCCTGGGGCGGGTTGCATGGTGCTATTGATAAATACCATGGTGAAGGTCATTTTCTTGTCATTGATGTTGCTTCATATTATCCAGCATTGATGATTGAATATAACTTTATCAGTAGAAATATTGCAAACCCTGCAAAGTATAGAGAAATCAGGGATGAAAGGCTTCGACTTAAAGCAGAAGGGAATCCAATGCAATTACCTTATAAAATCGTATTAAATTCCACTTATGGTGCAATGAAAGATAAAAATAATGCACTTTATGACCCAAGGCAAGCCAATAATGTTTGTGTTGGCGGGCAGCTTTTATTGCTTGACTTAATTGAAAAGCTTGAAGGTCATTGCCAATTGATTCAGTCAAACACAGATGGGTTGATTGTTAAGTTGTTTAAAGATGAAGATTATGACTTAATTGATGACATCTGTTATGAGTGGGAAAAAAGAACCCGGATGCAGCTTGAATTTGAATCTTATAAGAAGATATTCCAAAAGGATGTAAACAACTATGTAATAGTTGACTTTGATGGTGGGTTTAAATCCAAAGGTGCTTATGTGAAGAAATGGACTAAAAAAGATGAAAACAAAAATGAAGTTGATGACCTGCTGGATTATGATTGTGTAATTTTACGGGAAGCATTGGTAAATTACTTTGTTCATGGGATTCATCCAAAGAAAACAATTGAAGAATGTAATGATTTACGAAAGTTCCAAAAGATTATAAAGGTCACTGATAAATATTCACATGCCCTTTATAATCCAAAAATCACTGAAGAAAAAATAAGGGATGCTGATGGAAGGTTAAAGACCATTAAAGTTTTTAAAGGTGGAGAAATTCAACATGAAAAATGCTTCAGGGTATTTGCTTCAAATTCACCTTCAGATGGTGGAATATATAAGGTTAAAAGTCTTGATAAGAACCCTGAAAAGTTTGCTAATACACCTGAAAATTGTTTCATCATCAATGGTGATATAAACAATTACAAAATACCGGAAAAGCTTGATAAAGACTGGTATATTGATGTGGCAATAAAAAGGTTAGAAGATTTCGGGGTGAAATTATGATGTCATTTATATTGAAGTTAAAGGGGGTGTTTGAATTTGGAACTATTCAAAGGATATGTGGAAACAAGAAACAAAAAGTGCATAGAAAAGTTCAAGGATAGAACTGACTTAAAAACCTATGAACAGGTTCAAGCACTTCCTGAATTTGCTGGGATACTTGCAGATGATGTTATTCTAATTGATATTGATGATGCTGAAGAAGCGGAAATACTCATGGATATAGTTGAAGAAAAACAACTAAATTGCAGGGTTTATCAAACAACCAGGGGCAAGCATTTCCTTTTCAAAAATAATGGTGTTGATAAGAATGGAACTAAAAAGAAACTTGCATGTGGGTTAACTGCTGATATTAAGGTTGGAAGCAGAAATTCATATTC